CTACTTTCTTGGTAATGTTAACCACTACATCATAATCGTTTATTTCGCCTATAGATTGCAAAGCCCGCCCGATCGTGTCTAGCAATGCTTTCTTAGCAGGTTCCAAATCTACATCCGAGTGATTTGTCTTAGTGACGACCGCAGTTTCTACTACTTTAGGTAGCCAGTCTCGAGCTAGCTTCCTGGCCCCGTGTAATAAAGCTGTAACTCCTCCCAACATAACATCCATCAACGGGTGAGATTGCTTCAATTTTCCTGCTATATTGGTTATCTCCTTTGCAGCTGTCTCTCTATAATGATAAACCCACAACCCTATGGCTGCACAAAGTAGGCCTCTAGTGAATCCTTGATAATATGATTTTGTCTTGGTCTTAAGTTCGCCCCCGAATCGGCCTCCCACTAGCTTTCTCTTTACATACCAACCTCCCGTCACTATAATAGCTGCATTTCTCCATGCTTCATACCCTCCTGTGTGGTTCATAACATAACTAACTGCAGCTCTCCCATATCTATAGACTGCTAAAACCCCTTTGGCTACATACAAACCTGCCTTTCGGACAACCTTATCCGTAAACGGCTCTTCGTCATCCTCTAACCGTTTCTGGTGTTCTAAATTGTTTATATAGACTTCCATAAATAAGCCAACTTGTTGAGACGTGATCCCTTTGGCTTGATTGTTCATAACCGACCTATATCCGTTGCTTAATAACAGAGCTTGGGATAAATTCTGTTTAGCAGCATCGTTAGCACTTTTCATATTCAGGTAATCTGTGATAGCAGCTACATGAGTAGGGTCTCTGGTTGTAGGCAGCTTTATGTCTGAATATAAGCCAAGGAAATCTAAGTCCCAAACATCTCGCCACGAACGACGAGGAATAATGGAATTGATAGTAGACTTGTCAACCACTTGATTCAGACAATTAGAAAAATCCGGCAACACAGCTTCTAATCTACACAGAGTTAATCGGATATCATCAGCCAGAACCTCTCTGGCTATCGATGTATATTTGATTCCTTTGTGGAACTGCACGTCAAATTCAAATTTCAACGGTAATTTCTTCAGGATATGAGATCTGCACTTTCCAAGATCGTTGGGATGATGGAAGTAGTCTACGTCTGCCGTAGCGTAATATTCGATGCCCATGGAAGGTTCATCAAAAGACAATACACCTTGGCTATACCTATTTATCTCAAAAATAATAGCATAACATTTCTTGGTGTTTGCAACGGGTATATTGAATTTGTCACTGTGTAAACTGAGAGGAGCTAACACATAATCCGTCATCATTGTACTTGGAATTTCTTTATATATTTCTCTATATTTCTTGTTCATCATCCAAGTCTCTCCTGGAGCATAACTCTTACTCTTGGGGATCATGTAATGAGTTTCACCATAAAAACCTCCTGCTATTGTCCACTCCTCATCCTCTAGATTTGAGAGTAACTTAAGTAACTTGGCAATAAAGAACGGTTCAGGAACATCAAAATGCCTCTCATTTTCTATCAATTCTTCGTAAAATTTAGGATTCATAGCTCTAAGCTCATGTCTCACCTTATCTCCACTCTTTTGAGCAAATGGTAGAAAAGGATATATAATGTTGTTTTCTAAATCCA